TTCGCTCAAGTGGGGGTGCGACTTTTTGGAGAATGCTAAGAAAAAAGACGAAGAAAGCTTTTGGATTGAATTTGGCGCTCAGTTTGCCAGGAACAATTCCGCTCTGTTGGCCTCTGAGATTGTAGACATTTCTGTTAACAAAGAGCGCGGCATTCTGCCTCCAAAGCGTGAATACAAAGGCACGTACGTACTAGCGCTAGACCCTGCGCGTGGTGGCGTGGGCCGAGATGATTACACTGCTTGCATTGTTCACTATGAAGGGGACCGTCTAGTAGTGGATAAGTTTCATGCCTTCGAGCCAGACTTTGAAATTGCCGGCAAGCATGAAGTGAACATTGCAAAAGTGGAGGAATGGATCAAGGAGCATCATAAGATTTATGAATTTGCCAGCATTGTGCTTGACCAGTTCAACAGTTCGGCCACCATTCAAAGCTTGTCCAAGGACTATCCCATTTGTGAGCTTGCATGGTCAGTTAGCACAAAGATGAAAGCCTTTAGCAAAATGAAGGAACTATTCAATGCTGCCCTGCTGGAGATGTACCCGCACAAGAAAGCTCTTCTTCAATTGAAGAATTTAAGTGTGATTTATAGGCAAAGTGGACAATGGGCAGTAACTGGCGGTAAAGAAACTGGAGTGGATGACTATGCCTTTGCTTTAGCTGGTGCCGTTCTAGAGGCATCGAAAGAAGACGATATTGACTGGTTGAATAGTTTAATTCGTTGACGATGCTACAATTTTCACGAATCTGTATTTACCATAGAAAATAAACGATGACTCCATTTGAACTTTCCTTTGAAGAAGCCGTTTATTTAATGGCCATTCTTGAAGCTGACAGGCAAACCGCCCTTCAGCTATTGGCTGCTGAACATTTTTACAAACCATCGCTATTGCCTCGTCTTAAGGCTGCTCATCGTGAACTTAAGCGTCAACGCTTGGCGGCAAAAAATGATGCTGAGTAGACTGTTCTCATTGCTTGTTTGACACCATGGAATTCTCCGAATCTATCGAAGCCCAATTCAATGATGCTATTGAAGCTGCCTATATCATGATGGACCCTAACGCGGACCGCGAAGAGCGAAAACAAGCGAAAAGGAACTACGAGCGATTGGCTGAAATCTTTACTGCAATGGCAAGGGAGGAATGGTGGGACAAGGAATGCGACAAGTTTCCAAGCTGCCCACAATGCTTGTGCTACGACCTTTGACGAAAGCTCTTGTGCTTTGCAAGCTACGCTGCTATGCTTTGCAAGCTTCTGCAGAAGCCCATCGGCCGATGGTGCCAGCATCCTCGTCAATGCTGGCTTTAAGGGGGATTCCAAGTGGGTTGAAGCACTTGCCCAAATGACCAAGCAAAGTAGAGCACAGGCCGCACCTGTTGATCGTCTATTGCGACGAAACTCTACTTTCAAGCCCTTGTAGTCCAACAGGTAGAGACGGCGAGCCTAAACCTCGCTCAGTGCCAGTTCGAATCTGGCCAAGGGTATGCGCTAGTATTGTGATAAGTTGTGGTTACCGTTCAAATGAACTCGCGATCTTTTAGTGACGAAAAATTTGTTGAAGCAATACAGGACAACTGTAGCCTTGCGGGTGCTATGAGACAATTGCACCTTGTCCCCGCCGGTGGAAATTATCACAGCGTTAAACAAAAAATTGTTGAGATGAATTTGGATACTTCTCATTTTACCGGTCGAGCTTGGATTCCCAAGGGGTCCGAAATAAAAAACTTTGACGATCTAAAGCATATTGGTACTATCAAAGCTCGGCTGATCAAGGAACGAGGCTATCAGTGCGAAAGTTGCCGCGAGACAATGTGGCTTGGCGGCCCAATTCCTCTTGAATTAGATCACATTAATGGAGAAAGGCAGAATAACTCAAGGGAAAATTTAAGATTGCTTTGTGCAAATTGTCACGCTTTGACTCCAACCTTTCGCGGCAAAAATATTCGCAAAGCAAGCAAGAAGCAAAGATATAATTTTTTTGATGAATTGCACCAAAAAGAAACAAGGTGTCATTGCAGGGACTGTGGCGCTGTGCTTGCTGGTATTTGCAAAACAATGAGATGTGCGCAATGTAGTCATCGTGCGTCTAGAAAAGTAGACCGACCCTCAATAGGCCAATTAATTCAAGAATTGAAGGAGTCATCTTTCTTGGCTGTAGGCAAAAAGTATGAAGTGTCTGATAACGCGATCAGGAAATGGCTAAGAAATGAAGGTATTGACCCTAAAAGCATCTAAAACGCGCTGCCGAAAGGCGTACAGGTTTGAGTCCTGTTGGGGGTATTAGTTGAATGATTTTCTTGCAGCAGCTCTTCCTGTAAATGAATATAAGCTTTTAACTCATGCAAATAATGCCTGAGTTCATTTGCTTTTTCTAGGTGCCAAGGATCACGATGGGAAAGAAATAGTTCGGTGTGATAATCAATTGCCTTTAGTATGTTGTGGATTGGTGCGTTCCATCGTGCCCTGGTGGGGGTATCAAATGTGCGTCGTTCGTTCATTGCCCGCAAAGTAGGCCTTAATATCGTCCAATGCTATCGAGCCTTTTTTGTTCTGTCTTGTCCAGTGACAAGCCTGCTTCTTTTCTGCTGTGAAACAAAGACAGGTACGACACAGCATTTAAAACCCCGTCCAAGCTATCTCCGAGTTTTCCAATGCCTATATTGCATGAATTACAAAGTAATCCCCTCACTTCCCCTGTTGAGTGGCAGTGATCTACGCAAAAATTAGTCCATTTGTTAGGCGACTTTGATGGCTCTGTCGTGCCGCAACATGCACATTTATTGCTTTGTTTTTCCAGCATTTTATTATAATCCTCCAAGGAGATTCCATAGGACTCTTTGTACCTTATATCCCTTTGCTTGTTTTTAATTTTTTCCTTGTTAGCCGCTCTATAGAGTTTTGCGTACTCGGCACGACACTGCTTGCACCAAGGGGAAAGATTATCTTTGCTTCTCGTGTTTTTAGTAAAAGCTTTAGCTTGGTAAACAATTTTGCATTTTTGGCATTGCTTGCCACTAAACTGCGCAGCGGCTGGATGGACGTTTACAATTGTCATGTCGTCTAGATAGGTAGATGGCCGTGGGTGGGATGCGTCAACATCGCCACCTTTTTATTTTAACTGTTTTTTTGCCGAAAGTAATCTTTAATGGTATCAAGGGCTACTGGAGTGAAATCATGCTGCTCCACACAGCTATTGAAATAGCGCCTGTCTTTTTCTCCATTGTCAAGTTTGACTGAATGACAGTGGAGATGACCATGCACATTGCCAATGTAGCACCCCTCAAAAGAATCACTATGGATGGGAATGTGAGTGAAGATTAAGCGGTCGCGAACAAAGGCGCCGCGAATGTCGTCAAAATATGGCAGGTAGTCTTTGAGCTTAAATATGTCATGATTTCCCTTAATGAGAACTTTGTTCCCATTGAATTCATTTAGGAGACAAAGTGAGTTTCGCGCAATAGCTACATCCCCAAGAATGTACACTCTGTCCTTAGGGGAGATTATTTTATTCCAGCGAGTGATTAGGACATTGTGCATGTCCCCTAGGTTCATAAAAGGGCGAAGGAGGCTTCCATCGTGCTTGAGGAACGTAAGACTTTTACTGTGTCCTAAGTGCAAGTCTGAAGTGACAAAAGCGCTCATTACTTGTATCCTTTTATCACGCGATCATTGCCAATGGAAAGCAGTCGTCCAACGTAATCATCTGCTTCTTCAAGGGTGGCAAAAGGCCCTTCAAGGAAAGACCAGTACAGAAATTTTTCAGGCGCAAATGAACAAGCCTGGCTCATTTCTAGTTGTTCTTCTACGTCATATTCAAGGCCGGCAATCTTGTATTTATCGGGCTTGCACGTAACTCGGTAAGCGGCCATGGGAATGGATGATGGAACGCATCCAGCTTACCAGAAGATCAATGGGAAAGGGCGCTTCTGGGAATCGAACCCAGTGCTCTAAGCTATGTGCCTAGCGTGATCCAACACCAAGGGCCAGTGACCCCCAGGTTTGAGCATTGTTAAGAGGCTTAGGGGGTGTTAGCAGAAGAAGCAAGCGTGGGGAAGCAGAGAGGTTAATCGCCGCGTAGCAGGGGCTTGCCCTCTGTCGATCACACTATAGCACTAAGCAGCGCCATGGTCGGGCAGGTTTAGTGTCCGTAGCTAGGAAGGCAAGTATTTGGCGCCTCGAAAAATGAAATCATACGGCTTCTGCGCGATGCCACCATGTCGGGTGCCTTACCAGTCCAGAACAAGCGCTCAGAACGCTTCATCCACTTGTCTTTGTCTAGCCATTGATCTTCGCTTTTGCCTAAATGCTCAAACAACCAAGCCACAGTAGCAGCGCGAAGCTTGTTCAGGCTTTCAGTTTCCTTCTCGCCAAGTTCCTTGGCAATCAAGCCATGCACTCCACAATGCACCTGCTCATCCCTGCTGATGTCGGCCGAAACAGTTCTCATACCGATATTGCCATTGAAACGAAAGAAAGGAAGCGCAACAAAGAAAATGCTACGCTCAACAATAGCCACTTTATGAATTGGGTGGGCGGGATGCTCCATCCATACTTTCAAAATGTTTTTGATTTCACGCTCAGCTTGTGCATCAGTGCCATAAGCTTCGGCGACATAGTTCAATGCTTCATCATGCCTCACTTCGTCTTCCTGATTAGAGCGCAATGCAGCGACCACTCCAGGAGTGGAAGGCAGGTCGCGCTCTAAGCCTTGCTCCAGAAGATCTTTCACTGGCAGCTCAATGTGACGCAAAGCCAGCGCACGAAACAACGTGGCTTCCGCTCCTTCTTTCACTGGAGAGTTGTCCACTGGCGTGGCCTGCCAAGGACGTTTCTTTGCAATCATCGACGAATAGGGGCTTTTTTCAAGAACGGTCATCATTAAGCAGTGCAATGGAAATAAAACAAGCAAGACAGGCAAGGGCCGTCAAAGCGGCCCCGTCCAGCAAAGAAGAAGAACAATCAATCATTCAGCGCAGGCGCTACAAAATCCAACCTCCTTTTCAGAAGATGTTGCATTTTCTGGTTCAATGTTGTCAAAGCCAAACATCCCCTTAAACTCATCGTCTAAGGCTGCGTAAGCATCGTCTTTCCGCTGCGTATCCGGCAGGACTTGCAGGGAGTAATAAAGGCTTGTCTGAGAAGATTCTAGCCAATCTTGAAGGAAGGCTTCGTCATAGACGATCATGTCGCTCCAGGAATTAAAAGAATATCCGTGGAACAGCCCAGAGGCTTGATACAGCGTGACGAGTTGGTCTGCCACTAGTTTGTAAGCTTCCCAGCCCACTTCAGAAGCAGTTTCGACTTGCCCATAGTCAAAGCTTTCCACGCCGAAAGTGCCGCTGTCTCGATCCACTAGACGGGCGATGGGAGGGGCGATCTCAGGCGCTGTGGTGAAGCCTGCAGTGTCAAGGTATCGATAGGAGCAGGAGGCCGTAGGGGCGATGCAGAAGGCCCTTTCCATGCCTGCTTCACGAGCGATGTCCTCTGCCCGTTCAATGCCATCAACAATCGCAAGAACTGCTTTGCCTGCAATTGTCACGGCATAAATCGATAACCATTCCGCATCGCTTCCTTCATTGAAGGATTGAAGCGCTTTACCAAAATCCTGATAGGAAATCTTGTGCAAAGCCAGAAAATTGGCAAGGCCCAGCATTCCAAGCCCAACTTGCTTATCAATGGAAGCAGGAAGGTATTCCCCAGTGTCGCCTACACCAGTAAGAGCATGAAGCTCGCACAGTTCTTTCATGCCTTCAGCAAAAGCGTCTGACACTTCTTCAATGGCACATGCGCCCATGTTGACATGCTGTAGCAGGCAAGTGCCACGATGGGGAAGATAGATCTCAAGGCACACATTGCCACGAATCCGTTCGCCGTCGTCATTGAAACGAATCTTATTCAGCCAGATGTCACCAGTGCCAATTCCTTTCAAGAGTTCAGCAATAAACTCTTTTGACGAATTCTTCAAGAAATTATCATCAACGTTGATGCAACGCTTCACCCATGGCAGCTCTTTCCTAGAAGCTTGAAGAAAGCCTAAAGCATCAGGATGAGTATAATCTAAATGAAGCACAATTGCGCCATTTTTATATTTTCCTCCGCGACGCAAGATTTCATTTAATGTCGAATAAATCTTACCAAAACTAATAGGACCACTGGCCACTAAGCCTTTGCCGTTTTCAGCGCCTTTTTCTCGAAGGTCTGAAAGATGAATGGCGACGCCTGCACCATTCCGCAAGCCATGCGAGACAAAGCGCCAGCTATCTTCAATGCCATCTTTCCCTTCCATTGAATCTTGCACTGAGAATACCGTGCAACTTACGGGGAGCCTCCCATCAGCATCATCCATCCAGCTTTGCACTCTGCCGGTGCGAGCAATGCGTTCGCATTTTGCTTCTTCCTTGAGATTCATGAGACAACAAAAGCCCGCCTGACGGGCCGAAGTGAACAACGCACAGTTTAGCCCCTATTCGGGCAAGCCTCCGAAATCTTTGTCTTTCTGCACGCTGCGAGCAAACAGCACTGCCTCTTGCTTGGAACGAAAATAAAACGGTTTGCCTTCGTAAGCCAGAAACCAGGAAAACTCAGGCCTGGAATGGACGGGCCATAGCTTGACAGCACCCACCATAAACGGCACAGGAAGATCACTAAACATAAAAAAGCTCTTAGCAATGTTAAAGCTAAGAGCAATGGGGAAGAAAATGTGGTAACCGTTGTTACTTAACGATGAAAGGCTCAAACATAGTCTCAAGCTCTTTTAAGGCTTCTGGAGATGCTTCTTTCATAGTTGCTTTAAGCCAATCGTAAATTCGCTTGAAGACTAGCTCTGCAATGTACTCAGGGGAACTATCACGATTAGTAACTAAGGTGCAAATGTCATCAAACACATCAAGATCAAAGTGAGACTCAACTTGCTCTTTTTGCGCCAGCAAATAAGCTAATGCTGCAGCCGTCACTTTATCATTACATAGCTCAAAAGCCTTAAGCCTTTTCTTTGTTTTTTCTAGGCTTTGGGCTTCTGGCCCCGTGGAATCCATTGCAATGGAAAACAAAAGCGATTCGGAAGGCGAAAAGTCCATGGTGCCACGAAAGAGTCACCAATCAGGATACGACAGTTCTTCCGTGGGCGCAATGGTCTCAATGGAATAAAACACTAGGTCCGCCTGATACCCATTGTAATTACGGCCAGAAGCCTTCCAGATGCACTGGCGAGAGGGCTGAAGGAGAGCCTTGATGTCGTCCAGCGCTTTGTTGAAATAACGCTGTGCAGGGACGTGCAGGCGCCATTGCTGCGTTGCAGTGATGATGCATTCCCTGGGCGAGTAGTAACTGGTCTTTGGGGGAATGTTTTGTGCTGATCCTGTCATATTAGCCAGTTTGTGAATTGTCACAAGCAAGGGTTTTTCAAGCTATGACTGCAGTCTCAAATCTTATCTCACTTGTCTCAATGAGACTGAGCTCTACAATGGTAATAGGCGTAGTGTACTGATGAACACCAACGAGCAGTTCGAGCAGTTCTAACTCTGCTGAGCCGCTACGAGCAGGAGCCCCAAGCGTTCATTCCCAAGCGGCTCTCTACATTCTTCTCATCATTACTGTTACGTTCCTTCCTGAATAGTTGTTGCGAGAGCTTTGTAGCCGCTGAAGAAGTGCGTAGTGACCAAAGGGAACATAAAAATAACAATTTACAATTTATAGAAGAGAAAAAATAAGATTGTAATGAATGACGCTCTGGGGAGCTACCTTTTCGTGGCGAACGAAAGAAGAGCCATTGTTATACATAGTTGGAAAACGATTAAGCGTTATTTATTAGGAATTAGAGTATTTTATTCGTGCCATCGTAGTGACCTCTCTTCTTGCTCGTAAGCTTTCGATCGTTCGGTCAGTGCGCACTGGGGATGACGGAAAATGAAAAGTCGATGAAAAAATTGGTCGCTCTTGGGAGGGGATACCCTAGCTTCGCCCGCACAATTCCCCCAGGTTACTGCTCTGCCCAACAATACCACCAATTCCGCCCGATCCCGCAGCTTCGTAACAATTCGTATTGTTAATGTTTTGTAACAAAAAGTAAGGTCGCTAAATATAGAGAATAGGGGGAACAATTGTCTCTCCATCCTGCAGACTACAGCCGACAACGTATCGGCCAGCAATTCCTCTGCCAGCCTGTCAGGCCTGAGAGAGGCTAGAAGGCCTGGTAAGGGCGGCGAGGCTGCGATCCCACGTAGACCATAAAAAGACCCCATAGGATCGATCCTACGGGGCTTGAGAGGCTAAGGCAAGGCTAGCCTGCTAGGCGAGACAGAACGCCAGCTTCTCATCTTGACTATAATTAATGCCGTGTGGCAGTTTAAACTTCAGTCCTACAATCAGTCCGATCTGCGGATCGCTGGGCCGATAGTCTGTCAGATCGCCGTTAATTACTGGCAACACACCGCCGGTAAAGGTGGTCGACTGTGGCAAGTTGAAGCGTGTGGCGTCAATTTCCTGGGGAAGGGATCCACTGCGTCGGATGTTGAATGCTGCGGCAACATTGACGCCATTAATCAAAGCCTCGCGGCACAGTGCCACATTCTTTTTATTATCCCACCCATCGAAACTATAAGTGAGATGGTAGCCAATATCCTTACACTCCTGCCAATTGTGGCGGTTCTTTGTGTAGTCATATAGTTTGATTCTAAGCTCAGGATAGTGAGCAAACATATGGGGGATCGATTTATAAACAGTGGGCACAATATAAACGCCAAATTTAATCCGCCAGAATAGGCTAAGCTCAGGACTGACAGCAAACTCTAGAGTTTCCCAGAGTATGTCCGAAGTTCCGTTGAGCCGAATCGCCAGCAATTCGTCAGCAGTGAGCAAACTACGATTGTACAAAATTGCAGTAGCAGTCAACTCTAGAAACCGCTGAGTATCGTCGAAGAATGCCAGAGTCTTTCTAATTCTGCAGGTCTTCTTCCCTCCCATAAGATAGGGGATCCCCGCAAAGTGTAGGCAAATTTTGGCACAATTGCCAGCATTAGCGCAAACATTCTGGCCGGAGATAATGCTAGGTGCAAGATGCAAGATTCTAGTAACCTCCTGACTTTTTTCTGTTTTTGGGTTAATTGATAGAAAGGTGCGGTGATTTAAATTATGTTTTTTACAGAATGCCTTGAGCGTAGAGGGAGACTTAGCGCGTGAATTGATAGTGGCAAGCATGGCAGGAATTGCAGGATGGCAGGATTAAAGAATTGAGGCTAAAACTTAGCGACCTTGGATCTGCAAGATGCAAGCGTCAACACTTGTGCCATCAAGGCGGCAGGAGAGAAAATTCCTCTGATCTTCGATCGCGAGACTAGCGACGAACAAGCAGACCAAAGGACCAAAGCAGACTCCGGCAATCATGGCGATTGCGCGAGGTGAGGGAACGGCGTTCATGGCAAGCGGTGCAGTGTGGGCGGGGCCGTAGGCGTCGCCGCCTCCGGTCCCCTAATGATGCAGCATCGAACCACCAACGACCGCACGGCACGGTCAGACAGCAAACCGTCCACCAATTGGCAAGGTTGCGGCGTTGGATGGCAGGGGCGCACACTGTGACAGCAGATCGAACCACGACAAAGAATGAACCGCCCGCCCGCCCGCGATGAAACCACAAAACGGCCAAATTCCACGACGTCGCAACAATTCGACACAACACAGAAATTCCTGCCATCGCTTACCACGCCATGGGCCCAACCGTCAATCCATGCGTCGCAACCACAAAATTCTCGAGACTTACGGGTCTCGCAACAATTCGACATAAAGGCAAAATTCTCTCTCCCGGTAGCATGGCGTCCGCCCATCGGTCAAGTCCTTTCGTCACAGTGCGCAACAATTGGCGCCCATACCATAAGACTGGAGAGAATCCCAGGATTGTCACAATTCGTCACACTTGTGCGACTACCATAGAAAGTGCGAAAATTACGGAAACTGTCACAATTCTTTACAATCGACTGCTTACCATAGAAAGTCCAAAAATTGCGGAAACTGTCACAATTCTTTACAGTCCCGAAACCCCCCTCCTGGCGAGAATGAGAATCATTATCATTCCCAGGGGGATGCAACAGTGAGAATGAGAATCATTATCATTCTCAAAACGCGGCAGCGGCAAAAATGAGAATCATTATCATTCTCGCCAGGAAAAAATGAGAATAAGAATCATTTTCACCAGGCAAAATGAGAATCATTCTTACTATACCGAGCGGGCCGGACCCTTTACGCCTTCAGCCGGGTCTTTTAGGCCTTCAGCCGGGTCTTAAACAATACATTTTCCAGCTAGTTCCAATTTTTTACAATCTGCCTACCATTAGGTCTTGAGTAGTCGTAAAACTTGCCTCCATCGTTAATACAATCCATAGTCATTTGCAAGTATTTAGACTTACATATTTGCATCATTGGTTCGACCAAATCCCAATCTTGACGCTTCCATGCGGCGTATTGCTGCATTCTTTTAATTGATTGAACGTTTACATTAAACTCTCTAGCAAGATCTTTTACTTTTTCACCGAGAAGAAGTCTTAAGCGAATTTCCCTGACTTGTTCGCTTGTGAATTGCGCCCAAGAACAGTCATCCCCGTGAGTGTGTAAGTTGTTTTTTCCAAGCATGACGCAAATTGTCTTCATTAGTCATCCATTCAAGATTGTCAATGTGACTATTGAACTTATTTCCGTCTTTATGATTAACGCACCATTTACCACGCCCAGATCCAACTTTTCCAGGAGCTGACGGCATCCATGTTAAGCGCATTAAATAATAAACAGTTCGTGGTTGCGCTCTTCCGTTTTCCATAACTAAAACCCACGGATAGAGATGCTTCGCATCAGTTTGCGGGCACATCAATCCACGTTTGTAAACGCTCCAAACGTCACCTTGTTCATTGATAAAATAACGCCCTTCGTGCGAGGGAATCTCCTTGAACCCTTCAGGTACACTGCTATGATTGCTTGTAGCCATTGCCATGATGCTCCATTGGTAGTGGTCAGAAACGACGTGGGATTGCAGTCCTGCGTCGTTTCGCCATGCTAGCAACTATTTTCCCAGCCGGGTCCATCATCTCTCACCACCCATTGCCTTCCCTAGCAGCTTCACAAGCCGCCTCCTGGCTCCAGTAAGGCCCTCCCACTCGATCACCGTCATCCTCGTACCAATACCAGCCTTCAACAAGCTCAGTGCCCTTGCAGCAGTCTTCAGGAAAGAAATCAACTAACAGCATCACCAGCCTCCATCATTGATAAGGGTCCATTCAGGCTCATAATCGTCCAGCCAGTTCATTTGATCAACCTCTCGCTTTGGCCATTCGGAGCGTGCCATTTCGATGATGGCTTCACACAAGCCAGGCCGATAGGCTTCTGGCTCGTTGCGAGTGGCATCATCCACGATGGCATCTTCAACAATTGCATGTACTTTGATGCTTTCCAGCTCTTCATCGTACATCCACCATTCAATAGAAAGAACTGTCACTTGAGAAGCTCCAG